CTTACTTGTGCCACAGACGGGTTCGGACATGATGCATCAGGTCGGTCGTTACTGGTCTTAGGCGAGCAGGTCTCCCCGCTTACCTTTGCCAGGAACTCCAAGAGTCTCTTGGAGTTGGCCTGAATACACATTATGTCCGTTATCGTCTGTCGGACATGACTACCACAACCGCCGACAGCATGAGAACACGTTATCCTGTGGTTGATGGGTGTGTGGAGATACCCAAGGTGCGAGGTTCCCTCATGGGAACTCCTGCAAGTTTCTGCATCTTGAGTCTCATCAACCACTGGATGAGTGAGAGACTTGGCCCGCGTAGGATCATCTGCGGAGATGATCTGGCGGCTGTCACTCACCCGGATAACGTGTCTTCCTACTCCGCACGGGCGCGCGGTGTAGGAAGCGAACTCCATGAGGGAAAGTCTTACCGGTCTCGTATAGGCTTCGTGTTCTGCGAAGCCTACGCCCTTCTTGCCAAAGATGGGCGAGGATTGAGTTCCTTTAGACCGCCGTCCCTCAAAGAGTTCGTCAGGAAAGGTAATGGGGTCATGAGTCAGCACTCTGTAGACTCGTCGTCGTTCAATCGCCTTGCACGCTGTGCAAGAACAATCTACCGCACTCAGCGGCGATTTGCAACGACGAAGCAGAGGCCTCCAGAGCTCCCCGCCGTTCTCGGCGGTTTGGGTCACCCATGCAAGGGGCGACTCACGGTACCGGTGTGGTGCCGTAGAGCTCTGAAGGAGCTGTACCTCTGTGAGAGTGCTGACCATAATGGTCCGCATGACCCCACGAAGTATATCCGGTCCCTTCAAGTTCCTGCAGTTCCCGTCCAGCGGGCGCTGTTGAGGTCTTCCCGGAAGCACATTGACGATCGGTTGCTGGATCAATCGATTGACAACGACCGTGTGCTTCCCGGGGATGACTTCGTCCCCAATAGGTGTGTTAGTGCATATGCCAGCATGTGCGCTAACTCCGCCTATCTTGCTTCTGGGGGCAGGTTCAAGAAGGTCCGGACACAAGATATTAAACCAGGAAAGCAGAGGTGGCCTGTTCCCTGTGGTACACAGGGGGTCTTGTCCACTCGTACGAGGATACGAACTATCCTCGAGTGGGACAGGAGGGCTCGAGATGAGCTCGGCACCTACTTTCCAACCGACTTTGCGGCGCATGTACGCGTGCGAAC